TCATAAAAAACGTCATAATAAATACTTTTGACTTATTATGTCATTTTTTGAATAACCGTGGAACCCAGCCCCCACCTGCCCTACACTTTTCAAGTGTGATAATAAATAAAAATGTCCTATATCTTAGAGTAACGTGTTATCAGGTGTACCACTCCAAACTGTCCAAATTTGGAGTTTTTGGAGTCTGTGGAGTCTAAAACTTGCGTTCCTTATAACTTTTTGGTATATATACACCTACGGTTAACAACCTGCGACCAAAATATGACGATTAAACTAGAACCAGAGATGGGTGTTCCGGTGTACGACGATGATCCGACAGTGGATCTATCTGTGCGTGCGCAAGCTGCTAGGGTAACGGCAGAAGAGTTAGGAGAGCATGGCTTAGACCTGACTCCGACAGCGGAAGACGAAGCGGTTGCTAGTATGTTGTCTATGTCCTACGCTCAAGATCCTGAAAAAACCTCTAAAAAAGCCACGAAATCGCGTATAGCGGAGCTAACACCTGCTTCCTTAGTCGTAACTAGTAACATTTTGAATGAATTTGGGCGTTCGGTGGTCGAATCTGCTACCTCTGTACGCCATATGGTGACAAATAAGCTGATATTAGAGACAGAGAACGCTGATGCTAGAGTAAGGTTACGTGCATTGGAGTTATTGGGTAAGATTTCTGATGTAGGGCTATTTGCCGAAAAGTCAGAAGTGACCGTTACGCACCAGTCTACGGACGATCTGAAAGCAAAATTACGACAAAAACTAGAGAAAATAGTAAATCCGCTCGGTATTGCTGACGATCCCATCGTTTTAGATGGGGAGTCCCACGATATTGCCGAGGTGGTAGAGGCGGAACCTGTTAAAAGTACAGAAAAACGCGCTAAAAAGAGTACTAAGTCTACAAAAAAGTGCGCTAAAAAGAGTACTAAAAAGAGTACTAAAAAGAGTACTAAGTCTACAAAAAGTCCCCAAAAAGGGGGAAAAACTGTGGAGATGGCTGATGAGTAAGACATATATACATGTAAATCAGCATAAAATACGCTCTAACCTCAAAAATGGGACAAATGAGCCTGTTATTACGATAAAACAGGGTAAAACCAACACGTATTGTAAGGCCGTAGAGATAAATGGCACTGCAAGGGTATTACAGAGTAATACCGATAAGCCAATTCTTAGTTGTGGGGCACGTGTTGTTATAGAAACCACGTCTCCGATAGAGATTTTAGAGTAATGAGTGACCTTACCGTAGAAGAAATTGGCCAAATTCTGGACAATCTGGACAAATTTAGTCCAGAAGAGGTCACTGAGATCGAAAAGATGGTGGATGAGCTAGACGCTCGCCACGAAAACCAAGCAGCATATGATGATTTAATAGAGTTTTGTAAGCGTATGCAGCCTGATTATATAGTAGGTAGGCATCATAGGATACTTGCGGACATGTTAATGGGGTTAGAAAACGGTACGGAAGACCGTGTATGTGTGAATATCCCCCCTAGACACGGTAAGTCGCAGTTAGTGTCTATTTTCTTCCCAGCGTGGTTTTTGGGGCGAAATCCGGACAAAAAGGTAATGATGGTGTCGCATACTACTGATTTAGCGGTAGATTTTGGTCGAAAAGTGCGTAATTTACTGAGTTTACAGGACTATAAGGACATATTTCCCAATGTCAATCTGGCTACAGATTCTAAGTCTGCGGGGCGCTGGAACACTAATATGGGCGGTGAATACTACGCTTGTGGTGTTGGATCGGCGTTAGCGGGTCGTGGTGCACACTTATTACTCATTGATGACCCTCATTCGGAGCAAGATGTTATTAATGGGAACTTTAGTGTGTTTGAGAAAGCATATGAGTGGTTTACCTTTGGTGCACGTACACGTTTGATGCCCGGGGGTAGGGTAGCTATTATCCAGACTAGGTGGCACATGGACGATCTAACAGGCCGTGTAGTTAAGGATATGACTCAAAATGACAAGTCTGACCAGTATGAAGTTGTGGAGTTTCCTGCTGTACTTGAAGTAGAAGATAAGAAAAGCGGAGAACTTGTAGAGAAACCGTTGTGGCCTGAGTTCTTTGATATGCCTGCGTTGGAACGTACAAAAGCGTCAATGCCCTTATTCCAGTGGAACGCGCAGTATCAGCAACAGCCTACGGCGGAAGAAGCGGCAATTGTAAAAAGAGAGTGGTGGCAGATATGGGAGAAGGAAAACCCCCCTCCCTGTGAGTATATTATTATGTCGCTGGATTCTGCGGCAGAAAAACACAACAGGGCGGATTATACGGCTTTAACTACGTGGGGCGTGTTTTTTAACGAAGATACAAACGCGTATAACATCATACTATTAAATAGTATAAAAGATAGATATGAGTTTCCCGAGCTGAAAGAGTTAGCTATGGAACAGTATAGGATGTGGGAGCCTGACGCGTTTATTGTAGAGAAAAAGAGTTCTGGTGTTGCTCTATATCAAGAAATGAGGAGAATGGGGCTAGTTATACAAGAATATACCCCTCATAGGGGATCTGGTGATAAACTAGCGAGATTAAATTCTGTATCTGATATTATAGCCTCTGAACTTGTATGGGTACCTCAGACGCGTTGGGCAGAAGAAGTTATAGAAGAAATTGCTGGGTTTCCGTTTATGAGTAACGATGATTTGGTGGATTCTACGGTTATGGCGCTTATGCGATTTAGGCAGGGCGGATTTATACGGCTACCTTCAGATGAGCCAGAAGAAACTAAGTACTTCAAACGACGAAGTATTGGATATTACTAAGAGGCTAAACGATGGCTATTGAAAAAAGTTTACAGACTGAGGCTCCTGAAGGGGAGACCCTAACAGGCGAAGAGTTAGAAATTGAAATTGTAAATCCTGATGCGGTTATCCTAGATGATGGTAGCGCAGAGATTACTATTGTTCCCGGTGATGAAGAAGACATGACCGAGTTTGATGCTAATCTAGTAGAAATGCTAGATGATAGAGAACAAAATCTGCTGGCAGAAGAGATTATTGGGCTTGTAGAGGCAGATACCCAAAGCCGCAAAGACTGGGCGGATACTTACGTAAAGGGACTAGACATCCTCGGGTTTAAGTATGAAGAGCGTACAAGTCCGTGGGACGGCGCGTGTGGCGTACATTCTACGGTATTAGCGGAAGCCGCTATTAGGTTCCAAGCAGAGGCTATGAGCGAGACGTTCCCAGCTCAAGGGCCAGTAAAGATTAAGATTCTAGGCAAAGAGACCAAAGAGAAAGAAGAAGCGGGCGAGCGCGTGCGTGTGGACATGAATTACGAGCTGACAGACCGCATGGTGGAATACCGCCCCGAGCATGAAAGAATGCTATATAGTCTAGGGCTTGCAGGATCGGCGTTTAAGAAGGTTTATTTTGACCCTACCCTAGATAGACAGTGTGCGGTGTTTGTCCCCGCAGAAGACGTTATTGTCCCCTATGGAGCGTCTAATATAGAAGATGCTGAACGAGTTACTCATGTAATACGTAAAACTAAGAATGACCTGCGCAGACTTCAAGCAAACGGATTTTATATAGAAACAGATATGGACGACCCTGCGCCTTACCACACAGACATTGAAGAACGTAAGGCGGAAGAAGGCGGTTATGAGCTAACTAACGACGAACGTTATACGCTGTACGAGGTACATGCATCCCTCGTTATTGAGGGGATTGACGATGAAGATGATCTAGCTAAGCCGTATGTCGTAACTGTAGAGCGCGGTACGGGCGAGTTACTATCTATTAGACGCAATTACGAAGAGGATGATCCCTTAGAGAAGAAGCGCCAGCACTTCGTACATTACTCCTATGTCCCCGGATTTGGCTTCTACGGGCTTGGGCTGATACATATTATAGGTGGGTACGCTAAAGCAGGAACGTCGATTATACGGCAATTGGTGGACGCTGGTACGCTATCTAACCTTCCGGGGGGTCTAAAATCACGTGGTTTACGCATCAAAGGTGATGATGAGCCTATTGAGCCGGGTGAGTTTAAAGATGTAGATGTACCGTCAGGTAGCATCCGTGACAACATTATGCCCCTTCCTTATAAAGAGCCTAGCCAGACGCTGTTAGCCCTATTGAATCAGATTACTACAGAAGGCCGTAGATTAGGTGCTATCGCGGATATGGACGTTTCTGATATGTCAGCGAACGCGCCAGTTGGTACTACACTAGCTCTGTTGGAGCGTACATTGAAGCCTATGGCTGCTGTACAGGCTCGTGTGCATTATGCGATGAAGTTAGAGTTCCGTATGCTCAAGGAGATCATGGCAGAGTATGCGCCAGAAGAATACGCATACGAACCTAATAGAGGCGAAGTAACGGCTATTAAGAAAGACTATGAAATGGTCGAAGTGATCCCAGTAAGTGATCCCAATAATACTACTATGGCTCAGCGTGTAGTTCAGTATCAGACTGTTCTACAAATGTCGCAACAAGCCCCACAGATATATAACCTTCCCCAGTTGCATCGTCAGATGATTGAGGTATTGGGTGTCAAGAATGCTGATAAGCTAGTACCTACGAAGGACGATGTGAAACTAACTGATCCTATTAGTGAAAACATTAACGTGCTAGCAGGTACCCCAGTGAAAGCGTTTATATCGCAAGATCACGAGGCGCACATAGCTGCTCACACCGCGTTTTTGGAAGACCCTAAAGTAGCGCAAGGTATGGCTAAGAACCCGCAAGCTAAGGGGATTATACAAGCCCTACAGGCGCACATTGCGGAGCATATCGGTTTCCGATATAGAGCTGAAGTAGAGAAGAAGATTGGTGCTTCGTTACCATATCCAAATGAAGAGCTACCACCAGAGATAGAAGTAGAGATGTCTCGATTAGCCGCTAGTGCAGGTAAGCAAGTATCAGACGCGAACAAACAGCAACAAGCTCAACAGCAAGCGCAACAACAAGCGAAAGATCCTATCATCCAACTCAAGCAACAAGAAGTGCAAATCAAGCAGCAAGAAGTGCAGCTTAAAGCACAGAAAGATCAGCTTGAAGCGCAGATCAAACAGGCTGAAGTACAACGTAAAGCCCAAAAAGATCAGATGGATGCCCAAATCGACCAACAACAACTGGAGCTTGATAGACAGGGGTTGGAGATTGATGCCCAGAAAGCGGGCGCAAAATTGGCGGCAGACAGACGTACCGCCAACAATAAAATAGACCTAGATCTGTTAAAGGCTAGGACTGATGCGAGTAATAAACAACGTAAGGAATAACTTATGGCTACTACCGTCTTAGACGTGCTTAAAGAAAAACTCGAAGAAGATATTTCTTCTGCAAAAGACTTTCTTAGTGTTGGTGGAGTGAAAGATTTCTCCCAATACCAAGAAACTGTAGGTTTGATACGAGGTCTAGAAACCTGCATATCTTATACAAACGACCTCTCGCGCAATTACTTGGAAGAAGATTATGACTAATACCGCTGATTTAAAAATTGTTAAGAAAGACCCTGAAACTCCCGAGGAGCTAGAAGATCAGCTTCCTAGCCCTGTTGGATATAGAATACTTGTAGCCCTACCAGAAGTAGAAGAAACTTTTGGAGAAAGCCGCATCATTAAATCCAGTAAAGAACAGCACCTAGACCATGTATTATCTACTATAGGTATGGTGGTAGATATGGGCCTAGAAGCCTACTCTGATAAAGAGCGGTTTCCTTCAGGTGCGTGGTGTAAGGCAGGTGATTATGTAATGTTTCGTGCTAATACTGGCACGCGTTTTAAAGTAGGCAAAACTGAGTTCCGGCTGATGAATGATGATTCCGTCGAGGCAGTTGTAGCTGATCCCCGTGCAGTAGCACGAGCGTCATAAGGAGAATATTATGGGTTTCCAAAAAGTTGAATTTGAGTTTCCTGATGAGCAGGAAGAAAAAGGCTTAGAGGTTGAAGATACTAGTGCAGTAGAAATTGATCTGTCTGGTAAGAAAGAGGCTGATGATTATAAAGAAGAGCCAGAAGCAAAGGTCGAAGCTAAGGAAGAAGTCGAAATAGAAGTAGTCGATGATACTCCTAAGAAAGACCGTAAACGTAAGGCTTCTGAGCCACCTGAAGACATTACAGATGAAGAGTTGGAAAATTACTCTGAGAAAGTACGTAAGCGTATCCAGCACTTCAGTAAAGGCTACCATGACGAACGTAGAGCTAAAGAGACTGCGGAACGCGAGCGTTTGGAGTTAGAGAATTACGCTAAGCAGTTGGTAGATGAGAATAAAACGCTACACAATAATGCAGCTAAAAGTAATAAAGCTCTCCTAGAACAAGGCAAGAAACAAGCTGAGAAAGACGTTAATATTGCCAAATATGCGTACAAGAAAGCGTACGATGCGGGGGATGCGGATAAAGTTCTAGCCGCGCAAGAGAAGCTAACTGACGCTAAGGTGAAGCTCAGTAAGTTAGAAGATGTAGATACTTCTTTACAAAAAGATGAAAATCCTGTACAAAGTGAAGAAAGGGCAGTACAGACCCCACAAGTCGATGAGAAAGCCTCAAAATGGGCTAAAGAAAACACTTGGTTCGGCTCGGATGAGGAGATGACTGCGTACGCTATGGGGGTTCATAACAAGATTGTTAGAGAAGGTCTTGACCCCGCAAGTAATGAATACTACGAGACTATTAACTCTCGTATGCGTTCTACCTTTTCGGACTATTTCGGAGAGGAAGAGCAAACAGAAGGGCAAGAAACTAAGAAGCGAAAGTCAAATGTGGTCGCTCCCGCTAAGCGGAGCACGTCGCCAAAAAAGGTGACATTAACGCGAACACAAGTAGCTATCGCTAAGAAATTAGGAGTACCGCTCGAACTATACGCCAAAAAGGTTGCTGAAGAGATGAGGAAAGTATGATGGTTGATAACAGACTAGATCGTGAATTGGAAACCCGTGATAAGACCGCTCGTAAAACTGCTTGGAAACGTCCAGAAGTTTTACCGTCACCCACTCCACAAGAGGGGTACAAATATCGTTGGATCCGGGTTAGCACGCAAGGTAATGTAGACGCTACTAACGTCTCATCTAAATTAAGAGAAGGTTGGACGGCTGTAAAAGCATCGGATCATCCTGAGATTACTATAGTTGCTACTGAGAACGATAGGTTCAAAGACAACGTAGTGATTGGTGGATTGATGTTATGTAAAGCCCCAGTCGAAATGGTTGACGAACGCAATGCTCATTATAGAGAACAGAGCGAAGCGCAGATTAACTCAGTAGACAACAACCTTATGAGGGAAAGTGATCCTCGGATGCCAATCTTTAACGAGCGGAAATCCAAGGTTACTTTCGGAAAAGGCTAATTTAATTTTTTAAGGAGATTTATCATGGCTTCAACAGCTTCTCCCAACGGCCTCATACCAAAGAATCTTGTTGGTGGTGGGCCATATCAGGGTGGTACTCTTCGTGAGTATCACGTAAAAGCAAACGTTGCTACAGCTATCTATAATGGACAGCTAGTATCAATAAGCACTGCAGGTTTACCTGCGGGTGTTACATCTACTCCAGTAGCACAAGTCATCACAGGAACGGCGGTAGCGTCTACTGCTGGTGTTATGGGAGTTATGCAAGGATGTAGTTACATCAGTGCAGAAGGCCAACTTTTATTTAAGAACTATCTTCCAGCAAACCTAGTTACTGGTGGCGCTACTGAAGTTAAAATCTTAGTAAATGATGACCCTAACACTGTGTTCCAAATCCAAGGTAGTGCCGCACTAGGTACATTTAATAGTGGTACTGACGGTTCTGGATTTGCAGGTGCAGTAGGCAAAAATGCTGCTCTAACTACTTTGAGCGCTGGTGACACTTCAACTGGTAATTCAGGTATGGCGTTGCTTGTTGGTTCTAACGGCGCCAGTATCGCGACTACAGCTAGTCTTGCGATGCGAATTATCGCGGTTGTTCCGGGAACGGAAACGGATAATTACCCAGAGTTCTTGGTTAAATATAATCAAGGCGTTCATTCATATTCAAACTCATTAGGCATTTAAGGAGAATAACTCATGGCTATTTCAAGATCGCAACTGCTAAAGGAGTTACTCCCCGGATTAAACGCTTTGTTTGGTTTGGAGTACTCCAAATACGGAGAAGAGCATAAAGAGATTTTCGAGACTGAAACCTCTGATCGTTCTTTTGAAGAAGAAACTAAGTTGTCAGGATTCGGTTCCGCACCAGTTAAATCTGAAGGCGCGGCTATCGAGTATGACAATGCGCAAGAAGCGTGGACAGCTCGCTACACACACGAGACTGTTGCTATGGGCTTTTCAATCACTGAAGAAGCGATTGAAGATAACTTGTATGATTCTTTATCTGCACGTTATACCAAAGCACTGGCTCGCGGTATGGCATATACGAAGCAAGTTAAAGCTGCTGCTATCCTAAACAACGCGTTTGATTCCGGTACTTACGGTGATGGCAAGGTACTTTGTACTACTGACCACCCACTAGTAGGTGGTGGAACTAACTCAAATGAACCAGCAACTGCGGCTGACCTTAATGAAACTTCTTTGGAAGCGGCTATTATTCAGATTGCAGGTTGGACTGATGAGCGTGGACTTCTTATTGCTGCGAAGCCTAAGAAGTTGATTATTCCGCCTAACTTACAGTTTACAGCGACTCGTTTGCTAGAAACTGAAGGTCGTGTTGGTACTGCGGATAACGACATCAACGCCCTTGTTAGTAACGGTTCTGTTCCCGGCGGCTATGCAGTAAATCATTATCTAACTGATACTGACGCATGGTTCTTGATGACTGACGTTCCTAACGGCTTGAAGCACTTTGTTCGTTCTAAGATGGCAACCTCTATGGATGCTGACTTCGATACTGGCAACAGTCGCTATAAAGCTCGTGAGCGTTATTCATTCGGTGTATCTGACCCTCTTGGGGTATTCGGATCTCCGGGCGCAGCGTAAGAATACTTGTGTGAGTTGAGGAACTTAGCAGTCAACTTTGTATAATTCACTCACACACGTATGTTACATCTAGGGGGCTTCGGCCCCCTTTTTATTGCCTTTTATAATGTACTGTGATAAGTTAGCACAAACCGGGAACATTCGGTGGACTTGACAGCCCCGGCTGACGACATGTAGACAAGTTCACTTTAACTCACATGTGAGATTTATATTATGGCTAATACTACATTTAACGGTGCAGTACGCTCCGAAAACGGTTTCAAAGTTGTTTCTAAAAATACATCAACGGGCGCGGTTAGCACCTCTTTTACGCTAGACGGCGGCGGTATTACTGTTGCACCCGTAGCGATTGCTGCTGATACTACCCTTACCTTCGCTGCTAACGCGGGCCGCGTTATGGAAATCAATGACGCAGATTGCAAAGTAACGCTCCCAGCTATTACTACAGCAACTCTTGGTGCTACTTATAGTTTCTTTATTGGGACAGACGCTACTGACCTAGACATTAAAACTGATGGAACTGATAAGTTCTCAGGTAACGTGGTTGTTGCGGGGGGTTCTGGTGAAGCTAGGGCTTTCGCTTCTGATGTTTCTAGTAACGACGTTATGACTATGAACGGCACTACTACTGGCGGTAAAGTAGGTTCAACCGTAACGGCAACTGCTATTGGAACTGCAGAGTATCTAATAACAGGAGTTCTTATTGGTTCTAGTAATGGCGCTAATCCATTCGCTGACGCATAATAGGAGGCTATCATGGGATCATTTAGTTCCGATGTAAAAGCCGTAACCAAAGCTGGAGACCAAACTGTGGTGCTGGGTGTAGGCCCAGCCCGCGTACGTCAGATACAAATAGTTGGCGCTGGTAGTGGTACAGGAAGCGTTGTTGTTAAAGATGGTGCAAGTGGTACTACTGTCCTTACTATGACAATACCTACAGCCGCAGTTTCGGTGCATTCCGTTAATATACCTGCAGATGGTATACGTTGTGAAAACGACCCAGAACTAGTTTTGGGTGACGGAATAACTCAAGTAACGGTGTTCTATGCGTAGGTTGCGGAGAATAAGTATGTTAATTACACAAATTTTGCGGAGAATATAATGCCAAAAGTAGATGGTGAAGAGTTTCCCTATACCAAAAAAGGTAAAGCGGACGCTAAGAAAGCTAAAAAGGTTAAGGATAAGAAGCGTAAGAAGATACCTACGGAAGCAGAGTACGACAAACTGAGTAAAGCAGAGCAACGTGCTCGGGATAAGGAGACGTTTGCGTCGAACGCTAGGGCTTTATCTAAAAAGCCGCCTGTGAATAACACTGTGGCTCCTCCTACTCCTCCTGCTCCTGTACAAGCTGGTATTGGCGCAATGGCGGTTCAATCGCCTACTGCCGGTGGTATGCCTCCTGCACAACCTGCTAGGGGCATCTTTGGTGCTCAACAGCCTCCGGGAGCGCCGGGTGGTATGGGCGCTGCTCCTAAACCTAACATGCCGGGTATGAAAGCTGGCGGTAAGGTTAAGAAGAAAAAAGGGAAGGCAAAAGTACGCGGAGCAGGTATTGCTAGGAAAGGCGTACGCCCTACTAAGTATCGCTAAGAAGGAACAAATAATGAGTAATTATTATAATCACACTTATAGAAAAGGAGACGGGAAACGCGCCGCTGCAGCCCTTAGAGCGGCCAAAAAAGATAAAAAATACACTGACTCTTATTAC